CAAAGCAATATCGTAAAGAGTACATTCAGTCTTGCCATCTTTTAATCTTAAACCACGCCCAATACTTTGTAGATTGCGTATCTTACTCTTAGAAGGGGACGCAAAAATAACATTCTCAATCGAAGGTATATTGATGCCTGTCGAGAAGGTGCCAAACGACGCAATAATAATAGCATCTTCCTCTCCCTCGCAGATATGACGGATTGCCTCTCGATCAGATGTTTCGGTGCCACCATAAACGAAAAATACTTTTCTATTTTTATGCGTTTTTTCCTTTATCATATCGAATAAAATTTTACCGTGTTTCTCAACATATTGAAACAAAACAAGAGTATTGCCATTAGAGTCTACTGCTAAGTTTCTTATAAACTTATTTCGCTTTTCGTGAGTAACAATAAAATCCATCTCATCTTGATAGTTATTGTTCTTTCTTCCTTGACGAGTTACCTCATCATATTTAAGCAGTATACAGGTAATATTTAGGGTAGCTAGTCGTGATGATTCCATCAACGCTTTCGTTGTCGTCACTCGGTGGACTGGTCCAAATATTCCTTCCAGTACGAGTCTATGCACTTTCTTATTATCCAAAGTGCCAGTAGTGCCAATGCGATAACGTACATCGGTTAATTTCTCCATTACTGATGTTAAAGACTTTGCCTTAAACTGATGAGCCTCGTCTCCAAATATAACATCAAATTGGTTAAACCATTGTTTTGGTTGTTTATAAATTGACTGCCATGTTGTAATTAAAACATCTTTAGTAAAATCTTTAGGAAATCCAGCGTATAATTTTTGACAGTGTTTGTCAACACGCCAATCATTTGCTGATGAATAATCTTCAAAATCTGAGTATAATTGCTCAACTAAAGATGTTGTTGGAACTACAATAATACACTTTCTTCCCTGTTCTAAGTGCCATCTTAATGTAGTGTAAATAATAAACGATTTACCAGAAGCTGTTGGAGATAACAGCAGTACACGTTCTTTATTTATTGCTGTATAAACTGCTTCTAATTGGTAATCTCTAATCTCGATAGGTTTACCATGACCCATCGGTTTAAGCCAGACAGCATAGTTTTGTATTTCTTCTAATGTTACTATTGACTTTGACTCGACTGGAGTAATGTAATTTAATTCATATTCGTTGTTCTTAGCAAATGTTTCTACGTATCCTAACAATCCATTATACAAAGTTTTTCTAAATATGTCATATAGTCTTACTTTACCGTCCCATAACCTTGCCCTATATTGCGGAGTAAATCTTGCTCCTGGATATTCGTACGTAAAGAACTGTGACAACTCCTGCTCAATACTAGGATCAGCATAACAACGAATATGAACTTCATTTATTTTCTCTATGTTAATAACAGACATTAAGCACCACTAATAAATTTCTTCCATTCAATACTATTACGAATCTGCCAATCTCTAGATTTAATCTGACCCATAATGCTCTCTAGATAATTTATAACACTCTCCAGATACTCTTGTCGAAGTTGAGCTTCGGCTAGTTCATAATCTCCTTCTAAGAATTCTTCCATCTCATTCTTCAAAGGTTTAACGCCTTGCCATTGCTCCCATTTTCTATCTTCTAACTCTTGTTTAGACAGTTCACCACGATAGTATCGAAACTTTAGTTGACGAAGTGTGTTATAATCCTTCTTGGCTTTAGCATATTTCAGCTTATATCCAATAAGAAAATTTAAATACTTTGCGTGTAGATTTGGTGTTCTGACAGATTCTTTATCTAATCGATCGTCGTCTATTATACAATCAGTTTCCCAAGTTTCTTGCAACTGTTCAAGATTCATAATAACTCCAAAAACAAATAATAACAATACTACTATACTTTTGTAAAAATGTCAAGTTACAAGAACTTATAATAAGAGAATCTAAATGTTGCTCTTCCGATTAAATATTGCACATCTTGTTGGGTTGATGAAAACTGCAAAGTGTCAATATTAGTTGGAAACATATCGATGAAATCAACAGACTGTGATGGTCTGTTGTTGTTGTTTAATATTGTAAGAGTTCCGTCTGAATAGTTACTCGCTAATTCATTTAGACTACCACGCTGTTCATCTGTCAAGAAAGAAGTATATTGCGAATATGTTTCTGGGAAACCTAGAGCAACAATCCAATTATAGACTGCTTTAAAGTTTGCCATATCTTCATCAATTAAAAATTGAACTATTAGCTGATCATAGGTTATCGTTTCTCCTGGGACTGGAACTCTAGCAAATGGGTTAACGAATTCTGGTTCACCAAGGGTTAATCCTGGAAGATTAACTTCTTGACAAAAAAATGTAAGTTCTGGTAATTTTTGTATAGAAAATGTAAACCCAACTGGAGATAGTGGATTTATATTGCTTGGTGTTGGGCAAGTAAAAACTCTGTTAGTCATAATTCACCTTTAACTGTAGTAACAATATTTATAATGAAAAAAGAGGGGACTTTTGGTCCCCTCTCTAAAACGCTACTCTTAGTTGGTAGCTTCTTACCTATTGGATTACATTAGGTTAGAAACGAATACCTTACGGAAGTAGTAGTTGCTTGCTGCTTGTAGGTTTGTACCGTTTCCGTCCAATTGAACGAATGGGTTAGAAACCATACCGTAGCGAGTCTTAAAGCCAATCTTAGGCTGGAAGCTCTCTGGATCAACTGCACGAACCAATTGTAGTGGAACGTATGGGCAGTAGAATAGACCAGCATCGAATGCGGAAGCACCCTTATAGCCAACCATAAAGAATTGGTTAGTACCACCGTTACCTGCATATGGATCAACATATACACGGAAACGTCCGTTTAGAACACCTGCGAAAGTAGTAGATGCTTCATCGATTGCTAGACCTCTGTTTCCTTCTAGAGCTGGAGTGTAATCTAATACACCTGCCATTGCTAATGCGGAAGCAACATCAGAAGAACAAACGATAAAGTTACCCTTACCACGACGTGTTTGCTGAGCAATTACGTTAGCATCACGTTCGATTTGGAACATAAGTCCTTTGAATTTTTCAACAGACCAACGACCGTTAGCGTCAACGTCTAAGTCGAAAGTACCAGCTGCTGCTGTGCCAGCTTGTGCACCTGGCTTAGCAACTTTATAAACAGTACGAACAACTTCACGATTGATTTCAGCAAGAATCTCAGTTGAGAGAATATTGCTTAGTTCGCCTTCAGCGTCTAGACCATGAACGCTCTTAAGATCTTGAGCAAGTTCAATAGTGTATTCTGCTTTTAGAGAACGACTCTTAGCAGTAACACTGGTCTTTTCGATTGAGAATGACATCTCATTGAAAGTACCATCACCAGTACCACCAGCGCCAAGAGCTTCAGCAGCAGCAGTAGTCATACCTGTACCGTTTGTTGCATTATTAGCAGTTGGTTGACCAGTAGAATGAGTACCAGTACCAGAGAAGTCTGTATCTGCTTCGTTAAAAAGAGCTTCGGTACCACTTTGTGAACTGAAGCGGCTCTTCATTGCGAAGATTAGACCTGTTGGTTGTGTCATTGGCTGAACACCGCAAATGTCATAAGCGATCATTTGTGGCATTGCACGACGCACTAGGCTGATTAGAACTGGGTCGTAACCTGCCATTTGTGCGTTAGTGCCTGCGCTGCCGAGGGCGACACCTGCACCACCTGCGTTAACGTGTGTACCTGTTTCGAAAAGTGCTGACTTTTCTTCTTTAAGAGCCTTTTCTTGGTTCTCTAGAAGAACTGCAGTAACTTCCTTACGGTAGTTGTCTTTGATTTGTGGGACAGAGTCGTGCTCTAGGATTGGTGCCCACTTCTTTAATAAATCTTGACGTGTTGTCATTTTATTCTAACTCCTTGGGGTTGATTTACTTCTTAATGGAATTTAAAACTTGCAAGTATGACTTGATAGATGGATCAATAATCTTATCTTCAGTCAATGTAACAGCTTCGTCGCTAACGACAGAAGATACTACACTACTTGTTGTTTTCTTTTCACCGAAATAATTTTCGCGAATAGTCTGAAGTTTAGTTTTAAATGTCTCTTGATTTTCGTAAGATAGTTCTTCAGCTAAACCTTTGAATTTGTCAACTTCAGTGTCTGTTAGACCTGCAGATGCTTCTTCAACAGTTTTCTGACGAGCCATCTCATCAAGCCATTTATTTAATTCAACATTCTTGCTTGTTGTTTCGTTTAGTTTTTCCTCTAGATTTGCAATATGTTGTTCCATTTCTCCTAGAACATCATACTTCTCTTCAGGAACGTCGATATAGTGCTCTTCAAAAAGACCTTTTAGACCACCAACAAAACTTTCAAGAATGTCAGACTTCATACCAGATTCAAAAA